GACCATGTCGTTAGCTCAAAGAATTGTTGAAATGGAAAAAGGCCTGCTGGAAAAAACCGACAAGCTGGCTGCCTTCCATGAAAGCAAAGGCAACGGAAACTACAGCGACGAAGATATTGAAACCATCAACAAGTCCAACGCCGAAATTCGCCGCGATGAAAACCTGCTGACCGCGCTGCGCGACTCTGAGCGCACCATGGCCAGGACCAGCGATGATGGCGGCCGCACGATGACCACTCATGCAGCCAAGGCGAACGGCTCAACCTCTATCGTCACGCCGCCGCGACCGTTCAATGTCGCGACGAAAAAAGTGTCACCGCTCGATCTGCTGTGCAGAGCTGGGGCGTTGATGGCCGTCGCGCAAAGCCAACGCAAGCCCGTCACTGACATCACTCGCATGGTGTACGGCGAGGATGAGGCGACCAAGGCAGTGGTGGAATGGCAGATGAAAGCAGCCAGCGCACCAGCCATGACCAACGTGGTGGGCTGGGCGCAGGAGCTGGTGCAGCAGATCGTTGTTGACTTCATGGCAACGCTCTATCCGAAATCCATCTATCCGCGATTTTCGAGTTTAGGGTTGAGCCTCAGTTTCGGCCGCAACGGCAAGATCATCATCCCAACCAGGAGCCGCACACCGACAATCGCAGGCTCATTCGTCGGTGAAGGGTTGCCCATCCCGGTTCGTCAGGGTGCCTTCACTTCGCAAACCTTGCTGCCAAAGAAAATGGCAGTCATCACCACATGGACGCGCGAGATTGATGAGCATTCAATCCCGGCCATCGAGGGACTGCTGCGCGATGCCATCCAGACCGACACTGCAATTGCATTGGACAGTGTTTTGATTGATAGCAATGCAGCAACCACCATCCGCCCTGCTGGCATCCTCAACGGCGTCTCAGGTCTGACACCAACAGCAGGCGGTGGCTTTACTGCCCTGGTTGGTGACATCAAGCAGCTGACCAATGCCCTGCTCACAGGAACGCTGGGCAATATCAGAAACCCGGTCTGGCTGATGAACCCGGCCCAGGTCAACAGCATTGGCCTGGTGGCAGCACCTGGTGCAGGTGTGTTCCCGTTCCGCGAGGAAATCGGCACCGGCAGGCTGGGCGGCTGGCCGGTCATCGACAGCGGCACAGTGCCCCTGGGCACAGTGATCGTGGTTGATGCTGCCGACTTTGTCAGTGTCACTGGTGATGGACCGCGCTTTGAAATCAGTGACCAGGCAACCCTGCACATGGAGGATACTAGTCCGACAGACATCAGCACGGCTGGCACCCCGGCCGTGGTTGCCTATCCGGCGAAGTCGATGTTCCAGACCGACAGCCTGGCGCTTCGCCTCATCATGCCCATCAACTGGACATTGCGCCGCACTGGTGTGGTGGCCTGGGTGGCCGGAGTAACCTGGTAAGTTCTAAACCGGGAAAATAAGCGGGTCGGACTTTTTCCGGCCCGCTCTTTTTCCGGCTCCCTCTTTTGCAACAGAAAGGCAAATCCAATGACCGACAATCCAGACCAGGCCGCCAAGCAGTCGCAGGAGGCGGAAAAGAAACGCGCCGAGGACACCAGGAAAAAACTCGGTGAGGAAAGACAGGCGCGCGAGAAGGCCAGCAAGGAGCGCGAAAAGACCGCGAGCGAAACCAAGCCGACGCCGACGCAGGAGGAAAATGACCTTGCTGCATCCGGGGTGCATGTCACCGAGCATGAGGATGATGGCAGCGGCCCTGACCCGACTGTGCCGCAAACAAAGGACAGCAAGCAGGCTGAGGCCAACAAGCCGAAGGCTGGTTATTCGACCAGGGCCACCACGGCATGACCGTGCGTGGATTTTTGTCGCGCGTTGCGGGCCAGCTCATCGGTAAAGGTGAAGGCGATTACCGACCTGGCCCGTATTTTTTGCCGATCACTGGCGGCTGGTTGCCTGCTGGTGCGACAGACAACTGGTGGCAGAAGGGCTACACGCCCATCAACGGCGCATCCTCGGCCATGGTCGAGGCCTGCGTGTCTGCTTATGCACAGACCGTGGCCATGTGCCCTGGTGATCATTGGCGGCTGAATACAAAGGGCGGCCGCGATCGCGTTGACAATTCATCCCTGGCCAGGCTGCTGCGCCATCCCAATGACTATCAATCGGCCAGCGACTTTCTGCTCAACGCCACGCGCATGCTTTACCTGGATGGCAATTGCTATGCCTTGGCTTTGCGCAATGCGCGCTATGAAATTGATGAACTGCATTTGATGGACAGCAATTTTAGTTTTCCGCGCGTGGCGGAGAACGGAGAGATTTTCTATTCCCTGGAAGGCAATGACATCATTGCCAGGCGGCTCAACGGCGAGGCGCTAAGCCCGGTGCCGATGCGCGATGTGCTGCACGTGCGCCTGCATGTGTCGCGCCGCTTCCCGCGACCGCTGATGGGTGAAAGCCCGCTGGTGGCAGCTTATGCCGACATCGGCATCGGAGCTGCCATCGCTGCACAGCAAACCAATTTCTATAACAATCAGGCGCGGCCATCAGCCGTGCTGTCAACTGACCTGGTGCTGAGCCGGGACCAGACGCAGGATTTGCGCGACAGATGGAATGACCAGGCCAAGGGGCTGCACCAGGGTGGCACACCCATCCTCACGGCAGGTTTGAAGGTGCAGCCCTGGTCAGTCGGCAGCAAGGATGCAGCCACAGCTGACATCCTCAAGCTGTCCAATGAACACATTGCATTGGCGTTTCGCATCCCGCTGCAAATTCTCGGCATCGGTGGCACAACATATTCATCCACCGAGCTGCTGATGCAAAGCTGGATTGCTTCAGGCTTAGGCTTTGCGCTCAATCATATTGAGGAAGCCTTTGGAGTGCTGTTCGATCTTGAAGGGCAGCCTGATGAATATATCGAGTTCGACACAGCAGCTCTGCTGCGGTCGTCGCAAAAGGAACGCATTGAGGCGCTGGCCCGCGGTGTGCAAGGAGGCATTTTCGCGCCCAATGAAGCACGCAACATCGAAGGCTTCGACTCCGTGAAATTCGGAGACGAGCCGCGCGTGCAGCAACAGGTCGTACCGCTGTCTGCGGCAGCGGCGATCCCGGCAGCACCAGCAGCGCCAGCAGCTCCACCCGCGCCGCCGAGTGATGCACCGGAAACGAAAGGCCACCGTGATGACATCCAACGGGAAGTCAGAAACCTCCTTGATGGTGCCGCCAGACTCGCCCGCCGCCGCAACGCTGCTTGAGGCATGGCGCGAAGCGTTGTGCGAAGTGCTGGATGGTCAGCAACGTGAATGGCAGCGCGAACGTGCATTGATCGAAGCACAGGCACAGAGCATCACCGCGCAGCTGCAGGCTACGGCTGCGAATTTGCGCAATGACATAGCCGATATGGTCAAAGCGCGGCTGAGTGAATTAAAGGATGGGGTGCCGGGTGATCGAGGCAATCCCGGTGAACCAGGCCCGGTCGGACCAGCGGGACCGCAAGGTGAGCCAGGGGCACCCGGCACACTTGGACCTCCCGGCTCCATTGGCCCGGCTGGGTTGCAAGGCGAGCCAGGACTAAACGGCAAGGATGGTGCACCAGGAAAGTTGCCCAAGGTGAAGCAATGGGCTGAAGGTGTCTGGTATGAGGGTGATGTTGTCAGACATAACGGCGGCACCTACCAGGCCGAACGCGACAATGCCAATACACCAGGTTCAAGCCTGGATTGGATTTGTTTGGCAGCTCCTGGCCTGGATGCACCGCTGCTGAATATTCGCGGCACCTTTGTTGCTGATGGCAAATATAAACACCTCGATATTGTGGCGCTCAACGGCTCCAGCTTTGTTGCTCGCACGAATGAGCCAGGTGACTGTCCTGGTGCTGGCTGGCAGCTGATTGCATCAGCAGGCCGACCCGGCAAGCCAGGCATCAAGGGTGATCCTGGTGAGCGCGGTGACACAGGCCCACCAGGCCAGCGCGGTGCTGCAGCTCCCACTATCCTGCAGTGGGCGGTTGATAGAAAACAGTTTCGCGCCACACCCATCATGTCAGATGGCAGTGAAGCACCAGCTTTGGAGCTGCGCACCCTGTTTGAACAATTCCAGATTGAGGCCAAATAAATGGCCGACATCACAGTGAAGGTTTTGACGCCAGCCGACAGCTACGCACTGATCACGCTGGCCGAACTCAAATCCATTTTTGGTCTGACCGATACCAGCCTGGATGTGCAGCTGCAGGCTTTGATTGATGGTTACAGTGATGTGGTGGCGACCATGTGCAATCGCGTGTTCGCCAAGGAAACGGTTGAGGAAACCTGGCGCGGCGATCCGCCGCCGTATGAGAATTATCGAATTTTCCTGACGCACTACCCGGTGGCCGATGCCGACATCACATCGGTCACGGTCAACGGCAACGCGGTTGATTTTGAGCTCGAAAACACTACCGGCAAATTGAGCCTGGCAACCTGGGCCGAGCCTTTGGTTGTCACTTATAGCGGCGGCTATGACTTGCCGGATGATGCACCACCTGCACTCAAGCAGGCCATGTTCCTGCTGGTGCAGGCTGCGCGCGGCCAGCTCATTCGCGGCCTCAATATGTCAGGGGTCAGGAGCATTTCGCACAAGGAAGCGCGCGTTATGTTTTTTGATCCCTTGGGCAGCAGCAAGACCGGCAGCCATTCACCGCTGGCTGTGGTGGGCGACACCGTGACCGCGCTGCTCTACCACTACATGCGCTTTCCGGTCTGATGCCCAGCCTCGGCGTCGGACAGATTGCCAAGCTGGTTGCTGCCCTGGTCGAAGGTGATGACAACCTGCTGGACAAGGCATTGTCCGACAAGCTGGAAAAGCTGGGCGAAGATTTCTTGATGCGGACCCTGGGCGGTCCATTCGGCGGCGATGCCGTTGGCCGCATCGGCCAGGCCATCGACACTGGCGGCTTGAGTGAGTTCAACCGGCTTGGTGAAAGCTGGATCAATGCTGCTGTGCCGAAGCAATCGGCCTGGCAGAGCAAGATTTTAAACCTGGTCAGCAGCACCCGCCGCCGCATTCACGGCGAGCATGGTCCTGGCAGCAGGGCAGCCTGGGCGCGCACTGATTGGGCCAGTTCGCGTGATGATTGGCTGGACAATCATTGGCGGCATGATTGGCGCAGCCAGCCGCGCGATGAGCATGGGCGCTGGATACCCGGCAGGCTCGGATACATCGCGATCACTCTGCAGTATCGCGGCCGCAAGATGGGGCGCGTCAAGCGCAAGAAGATGCAAATGCGCCGGCTGTCACGCGCCAGGGGCAGACGCGCCGCGCGCAAATTGTTCAAGCAGATCAGAAAAACCTCAACAGGTGCCGCACGATGAGGATGCAATATGCCCGTTGATTTCTCCACGGATGTATATCTGCCTGCCCAGGATTTGTTTGGCCGCACCATCATCGTGACACCGCTGGCCAGCCAGCCAGGAAGCGCGCTGCCCTATGACGCGCGCGGCATCTTTGATGTGGATGCCATTGATGTGCAGGCAATGGATGGCTCGATCATTTCCGAAACGCGCGTGATCCTGGATATTCGCGAGGTGGAATTTGCCGTGCTGCCCTTGCAGGGTGACATCATCAATATCCCGGCCGATCCTATCGGGCTGCTTGCCGAAGGTGATTTTGAAGTCATTGATGCTGATCCTAACGGCGGCGGTGAAACCACGCTGACACTGCGCCGCATCGTGCCATCGAAACCATGAGCAGCAGTTATCCGTTTATCGTGCGCGATGCCATGTTGACGCGCGTAAAGGCAATGCCGAATTTTGCGGGCTTCAAGTTCGGCACCAACAAGGCTGAGCAGATACAGCCGGAAAAAATCCCGTTCCTTGGCATCTATTTCATCAATGAGGATTTGACACCGGATGGTGACATCAATGCTGGTGAGCCGCGCTTTCGCATGCAAGTGCTTTATGGCTTTTCCATCATCATCCAGAACAATGATGCAGCCGCAGCCGAGAATACTCTGGATGATGCCTGGGTGTTGCTGACCAATGGCCTATTTACCGATCCATCGCTGTATCTCAATCCGGCAGCACAAATCCAAGGCTATGCGCGCGGAAATAGAACGCACCAGTTTGGCAATGCCGGGGCGGATAATTCTATCCCGATTGCCGAGTGCCGCTTCACCCTGACCATTGACCTGGGCGTGAACGACTTCCCGCCGCTGGTGCCAGATGTACTCAAGACCGTTCACCTCACCACGCAATACCCGCCCGGCAGTGATCCTGCTGAGGTTCAACAAGTCGATGCCGAGTATGACCTGGAGACTGACCCATGAAAGTCTGGCCGAAGAACGATGACATCCGCAGGCTAATTTATCACCCGACCGGCAACATCCATTTTCAGGCTGAGGGGCCGATTGATTGGCCTGATGATGGTTACACCACGCGCCGCATCCGCGACGGTGATGTGACGACGAGTGATCCAGGGGCCGAGAGGCACAGCGCAAAATCAAAATCCAAGACCGAGTAAGCCACTCACTGATCTTAAAACGAACACGGCCCGCCAAACGGTGGGCCGTTCGCGCATCCGCGCGCGCTAACCGCAAAGGAGGGCAGCATGCCCATTTCGTTTAATTCCATCCCATCGAATTGGAGGATGCCACTTTATTGGGTGGAGCTGGACAGCTCGATGGCCGGGCTTCCTGCCACGCTGGGGCGCTCGCTGCTCGTCGGCATCATGAGCGCAACAGGATCAGCCGCGCCCGATGTGCCGATCCCCGTCGCCTCACAGGCGCAGGCTGATGCGCTGTTCGGCCAAGGCTCACACCTGGCCTGCATGTTCCGTGCCTTCTTCGCCAACAATTGGGCGAACCCGGTCTGGGGCCTGCCGCTGGCTGACCCGACCGGAGCTGCTGGTACTGGCACCATCACGGTTTCCAGCCCGCCGACTGCAGCAGGCACCATCAACCTGTACATCGCCGGGAAAAATGTCCCGGTCTATGCCGGTGCCACCGATACGCCAACCATTGTTGCTTCATCCATAGCAGCAGCCATCAATGCCGATGCCGACTTGCCGGTGACAGCCGTGGCTGCACTTGGGGCCGTTACTGTTACCGCGAAATTCAAGGGCACCGAGGGTGACGACATCCAAATGTCGGACAGCTATTACGGCAGCGTCGGCGGTGAAATGCTGCCGCAGGGAGTGAAGCTGACCTATACGGCCATGACCGGTGGCACTGGTGTGCCGGTGATGACCAATGCCATCACCAACCTTGGCGAAACCGAGGTTGATTATGTCTGCATGCCGTTTACGGACTCGACTTCATTGCTGGCCTGGGAAACCGAGTTTGGTTTTTCCGACAGCGGGCGCTGGGGTTTTATCCGCCAGCACTACGGCGGGCTGTACGCAGCCAAGCGCGGCACACTGGCCACCCTGCTGACCTTTGGTGACACGCGCAACAGTGCACAAAATTCCATCATGGGAATTGAGCCGACCTCACCGACGCCGACTTATGAATGGGCTGCTGCTTACACCTCGAAAGCAGCGCGCGCCCTGGTGAATGATCCGGCCAGGCCGCTGCAGACATTGCAGCTCGACGGCTGTCTGCCTGCCCAGGGCCAGGGCCGCTTCCTGTTGTCGGAATTAAACCAGCTCGCCTACGGCGGCATTGCCACGCAACGCACGGTCAACATCACACCGATGATCATGCGGGAAAGCACCACCTACACTAAGAACCTGTACGGCAATTCCGATGATGCTTATGAGTTGGTGACAACGCTGGCGACATTGACTGCACTGCTGCGCAATCAGCGCCAGGCCATCACCAGCAAATTCCCGCGCCACAAGCTGGCCGATGACGGCACCAGGTTCGGTGCAGGCCAGGCCATCGTCACGCCGAAGATCATCAAGGCTGAGCTGGTGGCACAGTATCGCGTCGATGAGTTCAATGGCCTGGTGGAGAACGGTGCAGCCTTCAAGGCCAACCTGATTGTTGAGCGTGATCCCAATGACCCGAACCGCGTCAACGTCCTCTACCCGCCAGATTTGGTGAACCAACTTCGGGTGTTCGCCGTGCTGTGCCAATTTCGACTCCAATATGACCGGGGCTTGGACGTGGCGGTCGCGGCATAAGACGTGGGCCGCTATAAAAATCCGCACTACAAGCGGGACTGGTTGCGCCGTTATGTAGCGGCGCATCCAGAATATCGCTTCAAGCACACGCTGGCAGGTGGCCGACCATCACGCGCGACTAAAGAGAAGCTGCTGCCGGGACAGTGTCGCAAGTGTCGCAAACTATTTCCGCTTACGGCTGAACATTTTGTCCTTCTCAAAAAGAAATCTATTGGCTGGCAGGGATGGTCGGCTGAGTGCCGCTCATGTCGTTATGAACGATTCAGGAAGCTCTATTCCGGCAATCGAGAGGGTCACATTGCGCGTGTGATTGCATACCAGAAAGCCAAGCCGGAAAAGAAGCGCAATCAAAATATGAAACGCTACGCGCGCAAAGTGAATGCGACGCCAGCGTGGGCTGATCAGCGCAAGATCGAAACGATCTATGCAATCGCCGATTTTCTAACGCGACACACTGACATTGAATATCAGGTCGATCACATTTTTCCGATCATGGGTAAAGCTGCCTGCGGCCTGCATGTGCCGGAAAACATGCGCGTGATAACCGCCCTAGCAAATCAGCAAAAGGGCAATCGTTAGCTGACAACATAGGAGGCTAAATTGGCGCAACGCATAGCGGGCATAGCGTTTTTGAAAGTAGACGGAAACCAATACCCACTCAGAGGCAACTTCACTGTCACGCCTTCGGTGATCGAGCGCGCCGGTATCGCAGGCCAGGACTACATCCACGGCTACAGCGAATTGCCGCGCGTGCCTTCCATCGAAGGTGATGTGTCAACCGTGCCGGGCCTGGCCATCGAAGATTTTGATGGCATGACCAATGTCACGGTCACGGCCGAGCTGGCCAACAATTCCACTTACGTCTTGCGCGAAGGCTGGTGCGTCTCGGCTCTGGCCATCAATGCCCGCGATGGCATGGTGCGCGTGAAGTGGGAAGGCATCAGCTGTGACGAGATCATGTGATGGCTGACGAAACCGAACCGAAAAAGGTCAACGGCGCGGAAGTCACTGAGCTGGTCATTCCGCTGCGCAAGCCGCTGCAGGCGCATGGTGAGGAAATCAAGGAGCTGCGCTTTCGTGAACCAACTGCAGGCGACATCGAGGCCTGCGGCTCCCCGGTGATGGTTGATTTTCTCAACCAGGCTGAGCCGAAGATGACTTATGAGACGAAGGCGATGTTTGCCATGATGAGCCGTCTGGCTGCAGTGCCGCCTTCCACCATCAAAGCCATGCACACCAAAGATTGGGAGTATGCAGCCCTGGCACTGGCGCACCGTTTTTTTATTCCCGAGATATAGACGATAGCTTGGTGCTCGACTGCTATCGCCTCGCCAAATATTACGGGCGCAATCCGCGAGAATTTCTCAACATGCCATTTTCCGAAGTCACGCGCCATGTCCAATGGACGGGCAAGCTTGAACAGAAGTTGAGGCCAGCGGACGATGCCGACTGATTTTGACTCTGATGCCATGCTCAGTTTTCTGAGCGAGCTGACCAAGAAATTTGCCGATCTTAAAAAGGAAATGGTCAGTGTCGGTGATCAGTCCGGTACCGGACTGCACAAGGCATCAGACGAGACCGACAGGTTTGGCAAAACCGTCGAGCTGCACACCAAGAAAATTGCAGGGATGAAGGATGAGACAGCAGGCCTGGTCGGCCTGCTGCGTGGACCTGTTGGCCTAGCCGGTCTGTTGGCTGGCGCGGGCCAGGTGATGGCAAACTTCACCCGAGGCGAATTGCAATTGCGCAATTTCGCCACCGATGTGGGGATTTCAGCCAGTGCTATTCAACGAATGCGCGTACAGTTATCTGCAGCCGGGATTGATGCCAAGACTGCCGACCAGCAAATCAGCGCACTGACTTCCAAGCTGGACAGCATCAAGACGCTGACCACGGCTTCACCGGTTTATAAAGATATTGCAGCCAATGACCCAATCCTGGCCAAGCAGCTGCTCGATGCGGAGAGGGTTGGCAATCGGCTTAAATCCATTCAGCTGATCCAGGAAAAACTCAACGAACCTGGTGCACCGCGCTCCAAATTATATTTGCAGGATAAGCTGGGCATCAATGCTTCCACAGCACAGGCCTTGGGAAAAGACACCAAGGGCCTGGTGATGCCCTGGGTTTATGATGAAAAGGTGCTGGAGAAAGCCAACAAGGATTGGACCAACCTCACCACCACGATGAGCAATGTCTGGGGCTATACCCTGATGGGCATGGTTGGCCAGACCAACGAATTTGTCGAAAATACCAAACGAGAAATCCGCGCGCTGCGGGAATTTTTCAAGCAGGACATCACTGGCCCGAAAGGCATTCTGCCCAGCACTGAGGAAATCAAAAATCTGTTTTCCAGAGGTGACACATTTAAGGACCGATTTGGTGAATGGGGTGATCAGGATGAGGGTGCCCTGCCAAAAAATGCCAGGCCGCGTTCGTTCTCACCTGAGGGCATCGAGAAGGATGAGCTGGAGCTGCAGAAGGACTCGAATAAAACCCTGCAGGATATTCGTGACCTGCTGAGTGGTGACAAGGAAGGCATCTGGGGCGGCGGCGGCAGTCGCGGCGGTGGCGGCTATCCGGGCAGCAGTGGGGCTGGCACACCTGGCACACCGAGACGGGGCGGCACTGGTGCTGATGGGCGTGTCCCTGAAACAAGCGATGATCCGGCCTTCGGTGGCGCAGCAGGATTAAATCGGGATGCCTTTCGCAAAGAATTAGAAGCCAAGCCCTGGCTTAAAGAAAAAATATTGGGGATTGCATCTGGGGAAAACAAAGACCGGACAGCAAATCTAGCAGTTATTGAAAGCATGATGAACCGCGCAGCCGCGCGCGGCACCAGCTTAGAGCAGGCTGCAAAAGTGATCACTGAGGGGAGCGGCGGATATTACGCCGGTTTTGACCCGGCTGCTTTGCGCAGACCCGAAATCAGAAAGATGATCGAGCGCAATTTAGAAAAAGCCCTGGCAGGGTCAAATGTCAGTGATTATGCGACTGATAATGCATCCGGTCCTTTAGCAGCAAGAGAGGCGGCATCAGGATCATTTACCTTTAAGAAAAAATATGCCGGGGAAAGTTTCTTTTCACCTGGCACCTCGGGCGGTGGCGCGGCGAGCAGGCAGCGTTATGAGGCCTGGCGAGAGAGAGTTGAAAAAGAGAAGCGCGATGCCGCTGCTGCGCCTGGAAGTTTTGAAGCCGATAATGAAGCGCGCGCGCGCATGCGGGACGAAGCGATTAGAAAACGGCAAGAGCAATTCGGCAATGATGCAGCAAGGACGAGTTTGGAGAAATCGCTAGTCGCCAGCCGCGATTTGGGTGGGGCCAAAATTAAAGTGGATTTCAGCGGCACCTCGCAGGGGTCAACAGCCGATGCGAAGGTTTTGGATGAAGGGCCATTCAAGAAATTGAAAATTGCCAGGTCGCCGCAGGCACCAATGGCTGGCGGCGGGGTGACGGACTTCAACCGCTTTTCATTTGAATAGCCATGCCAGCCAATGATTTCGACTCCGAAGCTTTACTGTCTTTCGTCAGTGAGCTGAGTAGGAGGGTTGAGGATTTAAAAAAGGAAATCGTTTCGCTGGGTGATCAATCCGGCACTGGCCTGCGCCGGTCAGCTGAGCAGATGGAAAAGCTCGGCCAGGCGGTTGATAAGAATGCCAAGCCGCTGAAGGCTATGAAGGACCAGACCAGCAACCTGGTCGGCGCGTTGCGCGGCTCGGTTGGTTTGGGTGTGGCCTTTTATGGTGCCACCCAGGCCATGGAGAATTTTGTTCGCAGTGAATTGCAGTTGCGGAATTTTGCCGTTGATGTTGGTCTGACTTCCTCCGAAGTGTCGAAGATGCGCACCCAGCTGTCGGCTGCTGGCATTGATGCGCGAACTGCCGACCAGCAGCTTGGCTCACTGGCATCCAAGCTGGACAGCATCAAGACTTATCAGACAGCCTCGCCTGTCTATAAGGCGGTGGCCGCAAACGATCCCATCCTGGCCAAGCAGCTGCTTGATGCCGAGAAGATCGGCAATCGCATGAAATCCATTGATGCCATCAGGCAGAAATGGAATGTGCCTGGCGAACGCTCAAAACTATATTTGGGTGAAACGCTAGGGGTGACCGCCTCAACCATGCAGGCGCTCAACAAAAACCAGGCTGGCCTGGTGCAGCCCTGGGAATACAGCGAAAAGGAGCTGGAAAAAGCCAATCGCGATTGGACCAACCTCATCACCACCGTCACAAATTATTGGGGTGCGTCGATGATGAAGATGGTCGGCTCGACCAATGAGTTTGTCACCAACACGGAAAAAGAATGGGGTGGCATCACCACCTGGTTTCAGGGACTGAAAGATGACTTCGCAGGCAAAGGAAAATCTGGTGAACAAATATTTGGGCCGAAAGGATTTCTGCCCGACAAGAAAGAATTGGAGGATGCCTGGGCGGCCCTGAAAAAACAAATGTCGAGCGAGGCGCACGCCGATGAGCCGACCGGCAGCGAAACATTGCTGGAAGGTGATGCCTCATTTTCACAGAGGTTTGGTGAATGGAACAAGGATAAGCTGGACGTACAGAAAAATTCCGGCCAGCTGCTGCAGGACATCCGCGATCTTTTGCGAGGCGAGTCCGGCTCCGGTGGGCCGATGGGAGTTGGCGGTGCTGGCTTCGGCGGCAGCGGTGGTGGTGGTGACAGCAGTCCTGGTGGCCAGGCCAAGCTGAATGACGAAGCGGGCAACCCCATTGATCAGGAGACGATGAAGCAGGCCGAAGTGCTTGGCCGGAGCGGCGATGTTGCTGGACTGCAAAAGCTGTTTGCACAGAAGGGCTACCACATGAGCGGTGCAGCCTGCGGCATCGTCGCCAGCAAGTATGCCCGCGCTGCAGGTTTCCAGCCGCCCAAGAGCGGCGCGATCGCCACAACCTGGCACACCTTTGGCGAGGCGATGAAGCCATCGGACATCAATGCCCCTGAGCATCCGTTTGGCAGCATGTTCGCCACCTACTATCACCGCCGTTACGGCGGCAATCCGAATGAGGTTTTGAGTACCGGCCAGATTGGCGGGCACGTCATGACGATTGTGCCGGGCACCTTTGATGAAAAGACCGGTACTGCAATGTTTGCCGACCAGTACGGTGTGCGCCGGCGCAGTCTAAAAGACATGGACCCGCGCTATGCGGGAGCGGAGGCGGTGAGGCTGGCCGAGGCGCACAGGACAGGAAAGCTGCCGGATCAGGCTGACGCGCGCAACAAAATCGACAGCTCATTCCCTGGCATGCGCACCGGCACGGCGCGCGTGAATGTTGAATTTAATGGTGTGCCAAAGGGGGTAAAGACCGAAGCCGAGTTATTGGACCAGGGTGTTTTCAATCAATTGAACATCAAGAAGTCGCAACAGCCGACCAATGCCCAAGCCAATTGAAATCGCCCGGCTGAAGGTGGGCGGCCAGGATTTTACCGATTGGGAAACGGTCAGCGTCAAGCAGGAGCTGCGCGGCAACCCGCCGCAGTCATGCCGCTTCACTTGCAGCGAAGGCTCACCGCTGGTCAAGAATTGGACCAAGCAGCAAATCATGCCGGGTCAGGATTGCTCGGTGTTTCTGGCTGGCCAGCTGGCGTTTAACGGCAAGGTGATTTCGCGCCAGGTGTTTGTGGATGCAAGACGCCACCACATCGAAATTCAATGTGCCAATCTGCTTGAGCTATCCACGGCCAGCGTCATTACCAAAACCGGCGAGTTCAAAAACCAGGAGCCTGAGCAAATCATTCGCTCAGTATTGAAGGGTGTCGGCAAAAACCTGGTGGTGCTGGGCGGCCAATTGCCGAAGATCAAAATCCCCAGGCTCTCGGTCACGCCGGGGGAGTCGATTATTGATTTCATTGACACGCTGACCCGCCATCTGAGCCAGGCCAGCAACATCACGATTTCGCATTCCGCCACGCCGCAGGGTGACTTCGCCATCGTGGTCGGCTCAACGGGTGGGCGCGATGAGATTGTCGAAGGCCAGAATATGCTGGAAGGCCGCGAGCTGATTTATATCCCGATGATTGCTGCCCCGCCGCCTGGTGATGGGGCTGGTGATCAGAAGGCCAGCCAGGCAACCACCGGGCAGCGCCCAGGCAATGATGACCAATGGGGTGCCAAGGTCGCCTCTGTTCCATTCCTCTCCAAGACATTTGAAATGATGGGCAACAAGATTGTGCCCAGCAATATCGTTCCCGAAATCCCGCTGTGGGATAAATCCATCATTGAAGGCCGCGCCACATCGGAAAGCGGCTGGATGAATGAGGACTACGTTACGGTGTACGGCACCCTGCAGGGCTGGCTGCGTCCATCGGGCGGCCTCTGGGTGCCTGGCCAGGATGTGGTTGTCACCTCACCCATGCTGGTGATGAAGGGTGAAAAGCTGACGCTCAAGAGCGTCACCTATAGCCAGGACAACCAGACAGGGACGCGCGCCGTACTTGAATGCTGCAATGCCAATGCCATGGGCGGTGCTCCAAAAGCAGGTCAATGAATGCGAAGCACGCTGACTGATGCAGCCCGCAAGGCCAGGATGGGCATGGCCCGCGCCACCATTCGCGAGGTCGATGACAATCACCTGATGCAAGAAGTGAAATACGCTGACGTTTATCACAGTGAGACGCCGACTGACTTTGAACGCTGGCAGATGGTTGGCATGACGGCCGTGCCGGTCAAGCAGCAGCAAGATCCGAACCAGAAAACAGCCGCAGCACCGCCTGACACCGAGACAGGAGACTGGAACCACAACCAGCCGACCGGCGAGGCCGCCGAGGCTGTGATGCTCTATCTCAACGGCTCACGGTCTCATCCGGTGGCGATTGTTGATGACAGGAGGGTGCGGCCTTATGACATGAGCGAAGGCGAAGGTGCCCACTATGCACCAGATGGCTCCGAGCAGATGGTGCTGTTCAAAGCGAACGGCACTTATGTCACATCCCTTGACGGCACATCGGTTGCGGACAAGCAGACCAAGCAGACACGCTTTGCCAGCTTGCGTCATGTCAACAAGAAGATGCAGACGCACAAGATTAGCAGCAGTCAGCAACAGTCAGGGAGCAATGGGTCCGCTGCGCCAGCCGCGCGTGATGCCAGCAGCGGCGGTCAGCAGCAGCAGCAACAGAAATACAAGCACGAAGGCGACAGCGTAAACACTGAGGTGCGCGTAACAGCTGGCCATATTGAGTTTCGTGCTGGTGATACGGTCGTCGGCCTTTATGACAAGGGCAGCAATACCTGGACGATCAATGAGAGCGGCGGCAATTTCAAAGTCATCATCGACGGCGGCAAAATCCTTTGTCAGTACCAGGACAACACGCAGTCATTTCGCGTGGATGCACAGCACGTTCACATGAGATTTAAAGGTAATAAAATCTGGTGCGACAACTCGGGTTGCTGGTCCAGCGTTCCGATCAATCTCAAAGATGATCCTTACGACTGATGGCCACCATTCAGGAAATAGCGCCTGCGCCATGGCGCATGCGGCTGCTGCCAGCATCATTTGCCGGTGTGCAATTCCATGTTGAGCAGCAGGGGCGCAGCGGCGGCCGCCGCGTGGTCGTCCACGAATATCCTAAGCGCAACATGCCGTATGCCGAGGACATGGGCCGTGCTGCCTTTCGCTATCAGATGACTGGCTACATCGTGGGGCCGTCCTATCACATCGGCAAGGCCGCCTTGATGAATGTCCTGGATAACAGTGAGGGTGACCAGCTGGTCGATCCCTATCTGGCGCAGTCGAAGCTGTGCATCTGTGAACGCTACAGCGTCAGTGAACACCGTGAGCGCGGCGGCTACTGCACTTTTGAAATGTCGTTCACCGAGGTGGGCACGGTCGGCAATGTGGGACAGGCCAATACAGGTGATGCAACCAATTCCCAGGCGCAGGCAACCTCTAGTGATGCAGCAGCCAATGTTGATACACCCAATGTGGTGGCACCACCTGGTGCTGGCGGCATAGGCCACGCATGATCCTCAAGCCGGAATACACAGAAGCCTTGGGCATCTGCCAAAGGCTGATGAAACAGCTGGTGAACTTTTCCATTGCACCAGGCCTTGATGGTGCCAATCTGCACACGGCAGTCGGCACCCTGCTGGGCAATCTTTCAGTGCTGATTGAAAATCAGATGGTGGGCGCGCAGCTGCTGCTGTGCTTCGACTATGCCCGCATTGCTGGGGCCACCGTGAATGTCTTTGACAACGTGCGCGAAGCCGCGGCGGCTGAGCTGCCGCAATATTCATTGGGCATTCGCATCATCAATGCCGCACTCATCTTGTCGCTGTCTGAGCAAAGTCAGCTGATCACTGCCATGACATTTACCAGCCGCAATGACGTGGATGAGCTGATGGATGCCATGGCCATTATTATTGATGACATCAAGCTGCGCGGCTCAGAAACATTTGCCGTCAATGACTACCGCAACGTGGTCGCATTG